CGGTCACTCTAGACGTCCTCGACATCGCTGGATCGATCACTGGCACGTGGACCGGCGCGATTACGTATGACGGCAACGTCAACGCCTTCGGCACTGGCACTACGGGCGCTCCGGCGCCGGCAGATCAGGAGGGTCGCTACACGTACGTCAACGTCTACACCGCTTCAGCGCTGAATCAGATCTTCAGATTCGACTCGAAGAATCGCGTGTTCTCTCCGTACACAGCGACCGATTTCATCCAGACCGGGACGGCCGCGCTCGGCGGGCGCATGGCCGCGTATGCGGCAATCGACGGGACCGACAAATACTCGATCGTCTTGCTCCAATCGCACGCATCTACGCTGTGCCAAGAGCTCATCCCGCTTGTGTGAGGAGCTGCATGTCGCTCGAAGAGATACTCCGCATTCTAAGAAACCGGCTCGCAACGCTCGGCTTGCAGCGGTCGCACGCGGCTAGCGTCGGCGACCTCGAGCGCGTGAGCGCGATCGACGCGGACATTCTATCCACCGAGCAGACGATCGCGCGTATCGAGTCGCTGGGCTGACGATGCTGCTGCTGCTGCTCTATAGCTCGGGCAGCGCGACGTCGGGCGCGGGAGCCGCCGACGGCACATCGTCGGTCGTGGGCGTCGGGGCATCTACCGCGGCGGCCAGCGCGTCATCATCCGGCACCGCTACGGTGTCGGGCGTAGGGTCTACCGCTGGGTCGGTGTCCAGCGCAGTCGCGTCGTCGTCTGGCGCAGCGGCCGTGGCCTTTGTCGGCGCCTCGACGTACGCCGCCGCGTGGTCATCTGGTGGCTCGTCGGTCACGTCCTCTGTCGGCGCCTCGACGTACGCCGCCGCGTGGTCGACGTCTGGCTCGTCTGTAGTGCTCGGCGTGTACGAGCCCGTCTCGACGTCGGTCTCGTACACGGCTCGCGTGCGCTCAGAGAGTAGGACGACAGCGGTAGACGCAGAGGCGCGCGTCAGAGTCGTCGGGTCTGACAGCAGAACAGTCACCGTGGAAAAGAGCATGCGCACGACAATGGTGCTCTACGAAGGAAGAGCCGTGCTAGTGGAGGGCGATGATGAGTGAGTCGTTTATCAAGGATCCCAACGCCGTCCTCGACTATGCGTTCGACTGGGCTACCGAGTGGATGCCAGCGGGCGACTCTATATCGACGGCATCGTGGGGAATCGACGTAGCGCCGGACGCGTCTTTGACGATCAACTCTACGTCAATCGTCGCTGGCAACCCCACGGCATTCCTCGGCGGCGGGACCGCCGGTTCAGACTACGTGGTCCGGTGCAGGATCACGACGACGCAGGGACGCACCGACGACCGATCCGTATTGGTCCGCGTGCGGTCTAGATAGGAGCACCGTGGCTACCGACATCAGTGATCTGCATATGGACGAGGACGACATCTCACGAGTGCCACGCACTCCCGAGCCGCATGAGATCCCGACGCTCGTCCGCGAGCTTGTCCGCGTGACTGCATCGCACGGCCGCGCGCTTCGAGCTATGCGCTCTCTCGTGTGGGCGGTAGTCGTCGCGGTAGTCGTGGGATCGCTGGGCGTGGTCTTCGCGGTAGCGAGTGCCTCGTGGTCGCTGGGTGCTAGAATGGAGCGCATCGAGTATCTGGCGCAGAGGCTGGACAGACTGGAGGGACGATGAAGATCGGAAGCTACAAGATCGAAACGACAACCCTTGTCGCTTTTGCGCTCATGCTCGCGGCTGCGATCGTCGTGTGGGTGACGTCGTCTGAGCCGCATCGCGAGGAGATCCTCGCCGCGATGATCCCCGTCGTCGCTACTGTGCTCGCGTCGCTGCCTGCGATGGTGCGGCGTGGCGCTGCGCCGATCTTCCTCGTGATGCTCGCGGGCTCTGCGTACGGGTGCGGTGGCGGTGTGTCCGCTGGAATCGCTACTGCTGTAAGCGTCGCAAAGCCTGTCGCGATCGGCATCTGCGAGGCCGCGCGATGGACCACGAATGTCTGCGATCGGAACGGTGCATACGCGGAATCGAGCGGCGGAGAATCCGAGCCTGATCCTGCAGCGCCGTGAGCTCAGCGGACGATATCAGGGCAGAGTGCGACGCTCTTTGCGAGCTACTGCTCGAGAAGAATCGCGCTTACGGTGACAGTGCGCTTGAGCCGATTCGGCTCTTCTCAAAAGCGGACGCGACAGAGCAGCTCCGCGTGCGGATCGACGACAAGCTGTCACGCGTCGCGCGCGGTAGCGCCGCTGGAGAGGACGTAGTCATGGACCTGCTGGGGTATTTCATCTTGCTCCGCATCGCCGAGAGGCGCGGTAAATGATGGTCTCAAGACGGGCTATCGCGGCGGCGCGCCGGAAGATGGAAGAGGACCCTCGCGACGTGTGCGAGCTGCTCCTCTTCCTCGCCATCGAAGAGTACGGCGAGGACATCGGTCTTCGTCTAGTGTGGTGGTGCCGCTCTGTGGGCATGGGCTCCAGCGCATGAGAGCGAGCGAGCGAGCGCGCGTCGAGCGCTACGCGTCGCGCGTGCTTGAGAAAGTCGCTCCTAAAATGCGCCTGCTCGTCGGCTGGTCTCGTGAGTGTGGGTCGTGGCACGAGGGCGTCCACGGGGAGGCTTTTATATGGGCGGTCTACGGCGTGATCATGCTGTCTGAAAAGCTCTTTGAGGGCGGCACTCCAGAGTCCCGCGAGGACACCATCCGTCACGAGCTAGCGCATCTCGTCGCGTGGCACCGACACGGGCACGAGATACCGGCACACGGTCGCGAGTGGCGCGCGGCTCGCGCCGACATCGACGCCGCTCTCGAGGCCGACGAGTGAGGCCCACGAAGGGCACGGCGGAGCACCGAGAGTGGGTGCTCTCATGCGTAGTGGAAGCGGCAGAGCGCGCGAACCGCGACATCTCCACGATGCCGCGATCCGTCGCGCTGGCGATGCGGCTCGACACAGACGAGCATTGGCCGCTGAGCCGCGACTACTCCGCGCTCGGCGGATACGCGCGAGCACGAGCCGCGGCGGCGCTGGAGCTCGACGTCCCGTCACGCAGCCCGACGCCAGACCCGCAGGAGCTTGGTGAGCGACGCGGAGTGCAGCGCGATCTACTCCACGCGCGGCGCCTCGAGCGCCTCGTCGGAGACGCGGAGCACTGGACAGACACCGTCTCGCGTCTCGTACTCGCAGGCATCGAGAAGTCGAGCTCGTACACACCCCCGCGCGTGTACTCGCCGCCGTGCGACGGGGCCCGCGAAGTCGTCGTGCTCCTGTCCGATCTGCACTACGGTCAGATCATCGACTCTCGCGAGGTGCCTGGTAGCCAATACGGGTGGACCGAGGCCGCTCGCCGCACGGCATTCGTTGCGCGAGAAGCGGCGTCATACAAGCCATCGCACCGCGACCGCACTACGTGTCGGCTCTTGCTCGGCGGTGACATCATCGAGGGTGAGATCCACGGGCCGACGCGCGAGGCTCACGCGCTAGCGTCCCAGCTCGACGGCGCAAGACAGATCCTCACCAGCGCGATCTCGTATCTGCGAGAGGCATTCGCACGCGTAGACGTCGTGTGCGCGATTGGCAATCATGGACGGTGGCCGCATGCGCAAGGCCGCGCGGTCGCGTCAAAGTGGGACGGCGCCGTAACCGTACTCTACCGCACACTCGAGGCGATCTTTTCGCGTGACCCCGGAGTGACGTGGACGATCCCGCGTACGCCATACGCCACGTGGCGCTCGCCCGGCGGCGCCGTATGCGCTCTCACGCACGGAGACACCGTCGTCTCGGCGGGCACTCCAGCTCGCAGCGTGCACACGCATCGGATAGCAGACCAGCTCCGACGATGGAACTCTGCTCGCGCCGCTCAAGGCGAAGCGCCGATCCGCGCTCTAGCGCTCGGGCACTATCACGTGCCGATGCGCGTGGTACTCGATGACGGCCTAGACCTCGTGGTCAACGGCTGTCTCGGCGGGACTGCGGCGTACGCGCAGGGAGCGTATGGCGTGCACGGCTCGCGACCATCGCAGATCATATGGGAGTCTACCGCGCGGCATCCCGTCGGCGACCTGCGTGTCGTCGAGGTCGCGTGCGCGGATAGCGATACTGGACTCGACGATATCGTACCGCCAGTAGTGGAGATCGGCGCATGATCGAAAGAGGGATCGTCATCGGCGGACGCGTGCTACCGGGCACCGACCGCGTACTCAGAGACTCCGACGCATGGTGGACCGCGGGCCGTGAGACTCGCCCGCGAGCTGGCGCCACAATCGATCTCATCGTCGGACACTGGACTGCTGGACCGCCGCGCGAGGGGCCGGCGGCGGGGAGGTCTCTATACCGTGCGATGGAGTCGCGGCGATCGGCGGATGGCTCGCGCGATCTGAGCGTGAGTGTGCATTTCGGCATCGCGTGGGACGGCGGGATCTGGCAGTACCTCGACCTCGCGCACGGCGCCGTGCACGTCGGTCACCGGCCTACGATCCGCAGGTCAATCGGCGTCGAGACGATGTCGCCTGGCACCGCGCGGATGGCGGCGCGTCTTGGCGTAGAGGGGCGCGTCATCTCGCGGCGCGTAGACGGGCATCGCATCGAGTGCCCCGAGCCGTCGGATGCGCTCCTCGAGGCGTGGCGATGGCTCGCCGATGTGCTCTCGCGAGCAGACGATGACCGGCTCGACATACCTCGTCAGCGCGCGCCCTCCGACCGCAGGCTATCAGTGAGCGAGCTCGCGCGCGCACGCGGCGCTGTTGAGCACATGAGCCTGCCGGGCTCGACGAAGATCGACTCGTGTGGGCTGCTCCTCGACGCGCTCGGATGGCCGCTCGCAAAATAGAAACGCCGCGTCTATCGCTAGGCGCGGCGTTGGTCACCGACGAGTCGCGCGCAGTTCAGAAAGGCACGTCGTCGTCGTGGGGCAGCTCTGCCTGCCTCGGTGGCTGTCTCAGTGCTGGACGTGCGCCGCGAGAGTCTCCGCGCTGCGGGGCTGCGCCGCCCCCGTCTGCGTAGGCGTCGAGCCAGTGCGTATCCTTGCCGTCCTGCCCGCGAGTGACGATCTCTCGCGAGCCGTCTGCGCGCTCGATGACGAGCCGCACCACGTCGCGATCAAGACGACAGCTAATGCCGCGGTCCCTCTTCCATCCTGCGAGCAAGTTGATCGCCTGCCCGCTGGCCTTGCTTTTCACGACGATTCTGATGTCCGGCTTTCCGCTCACTTTGCACTCTCCTTTTTGAGATCCTTGATTCGCTGCTTCATTTCAGGAAGCAGCGTGGGCCAGACTAGCCGCTTCCACGCCTCCGTCTGGCGTGGCCACTGTTCGACCACGCCCTCCTGCTCCTCATCAGATACCGTGAGAGCGGGCTCGGCGACATGCTCCTGCGCCTTGTCGTACAGCGCGAGTCCGAGCCTCATGCCGAGACTTTTCGCGCACCGCTTGAGCGCGTCGGTCGCTGCCTCTTTCTCTGCGCTCTCGACTGCGGCGCCGACGTACCGATCGATCCCGTGACCGTGGCCGCGATCCACGACGCGCACGCCGCCCGCCTCCAGCACGCAGCGGCACGAGTAGCTCACTCGCCAGCGCCCTTTTTCCTCCTGCTCGCGCGCCACCTCGCGCGTGTCGCCGGCATCGTATGACCAGCCCTCGGGAAAGATCCGATTCAGCTCCGCGATGACGCGCCATCCTGCGATGTAGCTCAGCGTCATGCCAGACTGCTGTCGCTCTTCGACGTGCTCGCGAGGAATCGGCGCGTCGAGGAGCTTGCGTTTTTCGATCACTTGTCGTCCTTTCTGACCCGATTGGAGACTGTCATGCGAGCACGTGCGACATCAAGCAGCGTCTCTATCCAATCGTCCCCCGCGCGGGCTTCACGCACAAGGCCCGCGCGGGCGAGGGCCTCGGGGACCGTGCGAGAAATCGCCGAAGCGAGCAGCTCGAGACGAAGTTCACCGTTGATCGTTGCTGCATCGATCGCGCGCTTCGACGCGAGTTCGAGCGCGCCCTTCGCGAGCACGTCCACTGGCAATGGCTCGGCTGTTGTGGTCACAAGCCGGAACACTTCGCACAACCCATCACTGGTATCGATCCAATCACTGGTATCGATGGAATCCTCACTCGTTGTGTCACTGGTATCGATGGACTTCATTATCCGCTCCTTCTCGTAGCCTTTCCACATCAGCCCACGCTTTGATCGCCACGGCGCGGATCCGCTCTATCTCCGCGTCGTCGCGCTCTACAATCCATCCGACAGGCTCGCTATCGGAGCCCATCACCCATCCGCGCCCGCACACTAGCACGCCCGCCGATGCGCACATGCACCCCATCTGCGCTTGTAGCTGGACCCGCCAGTACCACTCGCACGTCGAGTGGTGTCCCGCCGTACACTTTGCCTCGACGATGATCAGCTCGCCGCTGGGGCCGCGGCACCACGCGTCGGGCGTCGCGGCTAGTCTGTGGCAGTGCCTATCCACTAGTGGGTACCACTCGCGCGGAGCCGCGGACTCTAATCGAACGTCATCGAATCCAGCGGCAGAGGACCATCGATCGATAAGCTCGCGTTCGCGCTCGGCGCCGGAGCGCATAGCGCGCGAGCCCGCTTTCGCCGCGAGCAGCCCCGCTTTCCTCGCGACGATCCGAGGCACTCCAGCGCGCGACATACCAGAGTCGTCGAGATGGTAGCGGCGCGCCGATGCGGCCTCCTCCTCGCGGCGATCGTACGCGAGCAGGAGCGCGGGGATCTCCGACGCGCCCCACGAATGCCGGCGCCGCTCCAGCCACGGATCTGCCGCGGATACGAGCTGCGCAGAGACTACGTCGGGAGCGAGCGACAGCTCGTCGTCTACCACAGCCGCTCGTCTGCGTGAGTGAGCAGCGACTCGATAGCAGCTAGCAGCGTGCCTCCCTCGCCAGCGGCGATGAGCCGGTCGCTCTCTGCGTACCAAACGCCCTCGATGCGCCGCACGCGCAGATCAGACACGCGATACCGCGCGAGGGATGTCTCTAGCTCACCGATCGTCATATCGTCGTCGTCCACGTACTCCTCCATCTCAGCGGGCGACAGCTCGTCGCCGGGGCCGTGATCGTATCTGCGCATGACCGCTAGTCGTACTCAGCAACGCAATCGAGCGCAACTTTTTGAGCACGACATGCCGCGCTTGACAGACTGCGCGCGGTCCGGTATACGTCGCATCGGAGGTACGATGAGGATCGGAGATAGAATCCGCGAGGCACGATTGCGCGCCTCGCTTACACAGCAGCAGTGCGCGACGCACGCAGGCGTGACGATCGCGACTCTGCGGTCGTGGGAGACGTGCGCGGTATCACCGCGACTTGACGATCTCGCGACGCTTGCCCGCGTGCTCGACTGTCCCATCGGGGCGCTGGTAGGTGAGTCGTGATCACTATCGGCGAAGGACTCGTCTCAAAACTTAGAGCTGACAAAGCGCGCGCGAAGCGGCACCTGGAGTCGATGATGGCCCGCGGTCTTTCGCGCGAGCAGGCGTGCGCGCTACCGCTCGAGGCGCAGTCGATGCGCCGCACGGATGGCGCTATCAGCCATTTTACGCGCTACGCCGACGACCCCGACGCGCAAGCGATCGTCGCGGCGCATCCCGACGGGATGCCACTAGAGCTCGTCGGCGCATATCTCGGGGTGACTCGCGAGCGTGCGCGCACGCTCGAGGCGCAGGCGCTCAAAAAGATCGCGGCGCTGCTAGCGCTTGACGGCGTCCGTGAGCGAGACGTCGTCGCGTGGCTCTCGCGCGGACGTCCCGGCGACGGCGCCGGAGATCCCGAGCCGCCGCATCTGCGGCAGGGCGTAGACGGCGAGGAAAGACAGGCGCGGATCGCTGCACGGGTAGACGCGCAGGAGCCGAGCGAGGCGACGCTCGCGGCAGAAAGAGCAGTCGCGGTACTAGAGGCGACGGTAGAGCGGCTGAGTGCCGCGATCGAGAGGTGCGGAGTGATCGACATCGGCGATTACAGGCTCGAGCCAGACGACAGTGAGATCGCGGAGTGCCGCGCTTGCGGCGGCTCGGGAGACGAGACTGCCGAGGACGTGGACGGCTCGTATCGAGCCGAGTGCAGCGCTTGTGGCGGGACTGGGTTGCGCGATGGACAGTGAGAGAGTCGACAGACTCGACACGATGATCGCGGAAGGGCGCTTGATCCGTGAGAAGTGGACCGCAGGCCACGGCCGCGCGTGCCTGCTGGCCGCGCTATCGCCAGAGGCCGGCGCAGCGCAGACTGCCGCCGCGTGTCCCGCGGCGGTCATGCCTCCGTGGCTCGCCTATCTGACTCCGTGGCTCGACGATGCTCCGAGCGAGCACGCGTGGCCCGGTGTCGTGCGGCGGTATGCATCGCTCGCGCGGCGATGGCATGTGCTTGACGGCGAAGCGTGGGACCGCGCAAAGGTCGGCGCGCTCCTCGCGATCGTCGAGGAGACCCGTATGCACGCGAGCGACGATGCTGTTGCGCTCGCAGCGATCGACGGCGTGCTCGGCTGGCTCCGCCGCGGCGCTCCCGAGAGCGACCGCGAGGCGGTCGCGAATGCGGCGTGGGCGGCGGCGGCGGCGCGAACGGCGGCGTGGGCGGCGGCGGCGTCGGCGGCGTACGCGGCGGCGGGGGCGGCGGCGGATGCAGCGCTGGCGGCGACGCGTGCGGCGGCGGATCGTATCGCCGCGGGCGTGCTCGACGCGATTGAGCGAGAGATCGCGGAAGCGGAGGCGGGACGATGAGCGGTCATAAAGAGGACGATCTTCGATGGATGCGGCGCGAGTACCGAAGAGAGGACGAGCGCCGATGGATCGCAGCGATGGAGCGGAGGCACGCACGCGGGCTCGAGTACGTATGCGGACTCGCCGACGTGCTCGCGGTGATCGAGGAGCGCGACGAGGCGTGGGCCGAGCTAGACAACCTCCGCAAGATTGGAGGCGACGATGGGGCCCGATGATCGCACGTGGTGTGCGCCGTATGGCGTGTCGCAATCGGCGCGGTCGTGCGCGACGATGCACGCGCGAGGCGCAGCGCACGCGGCAGTCCGCGGGCCGGACGCACATCGAAGGAACGCACAATGCGAAGGGTGCGCGGACGGCGCTAGAAGGGCGCAGGCGCTAGGCATCGAGGTCGTGCAGCTACGGTCGACGTCGAGGCCGATGATCGCGCAGTTGCCGACACCACACTACGAGCCGAGGCATACATGCGAGCGACAGTGATCGTGCACGATGAGCGAAATCGCGAGGTCGAGCGCGGGGCCGATGTGCTGAGCCGAGCGTCACGCACCTACTGCGGATTTCACGTGGGGAGGCACGTGTGGCTGGAGCTGGTGACAGTGCACGTGGACGGCGAGGAGCAGTCGCGGAGGATCTCCGCAGATAGGATCACGCTATGCGCCGATTGACGAGTCTCGAGGACGTCGAGCGAGCGTGCACGCATATCGACCGCGTCGAGGTGGGCGAGCACTACGTAGTCGCTCAATGCGACCACGCTACGCTCGCGGCCGCGCTGCGTACGGCGGGCGTGATGGTCGACGCGCTGGTCGTGGATGCTCCGTATTCGGAGCGCACGCATGCGGGGCACGATGTCGGCGTGGAAATGGTCAATCTATACAAGGGCCGCCCGAGCAAACGAACTCCGCAGAAAGGTCGCCGCAATATCGACTATGCCGCGTGGGCGGCGGCGGACGTCGAGTCGTTCGTAGGGATTTGGAACCAGCTCACGCGAGGTTGGATTGCGTCGCTCACAGACCACGCTCTCTATGCCGCCTGGGCGGCCGCGATGGAAGACGCCTACCGCTACGCGTTCTCGCCGCTTGCGTGTGTCGAGACCGGATCGCGGTTCCGTTCGACAGGCGACGGGCCTGCGCAATGGGCCACGTGGCTAGTCGTGTCGCGACCGCGCTCTAGCGAATGGGTGAAGTGGGCCACGATCGAAGCGCGCGCGACACGCGGCGCGACGCCGCTGCCAGGCGCGTACGTCGGACCGTCGGAGCGCAAGGACGTCACTGGCGGCAAGCCACTCTGGCTCATGCGCGCGATCGTCGGCGACTACTCGCGCGAAGGCGATCTCGTGTGCGATCCGTGCATGGGCGCGGGCACGACGCTCGTCGCTGCGGTGGAGCTGGGGCGGCGCGCGATCGGATGCGAGCCAGATCCGGGGCGCTTCGCGATTGCATGCAAGCGACTCGCTGCGGCGCGCCCGCAGCTACGAATGCGACTCGACGTGGATGAGTCACCGCGAGAGCAGCTATCGATGGGAGATGACAAGTGATCGTCCTCGGAATCGATCAAGCGGCTACGAGCGGATGGGCAATCGCGCGGCGTGCACACGGCGCGGCGAAGATCATTGAGAGCGGCACTGTCCGCGGCGCGATGGCTCGGCGCGATGTGATCGCGCGGGCCGTGTCACTCGGCGAGCCGCTGGCGGCTGTCTACGAAGCGCACACTGTCGGCGGCGGGCGGCATTGGAATCCCGCGACGATACTAGGAATGGGTGACGCGCGCGGTCGGTGGCTTGAGGCGCTCGAGCTTGCGGGCGTGCCGCGCCGGCTGTGCATCGGTGTCGAGCCGTACACGTGGCGAGCCGCGATGATCGGTAGGCACAGACTCACGTCGGACGCGTGGAAAGCGCAGTCGATGCTCGCGTGTAGCGGTCGCGGGATCGCGGTGGCTAGTGATGACGAGGCGGAGGCCGTGCTAATCGCGCTGTGGGGAGCGCAGCACAGCGCGGAGATCGCGAAGATCGCGGGGAAGCGATGACGCTGCGGCTGCTCCATGACGCGCCGAGCGCGCTCGACGCGTTTCACTATCTCGGAGAGATTGGAGGCAAGCGGTACACAGATGAGCACGGGATCGTGGTCATCGGGCGTCCATCGTCGCGCATGCTCCCGGCGTCGTGGGTGGAGCTCAAACGGTGGTGTCTGCTACGGCCTTCGCAGGCCAACGCAGGAGCTCGGCAGTGGGCGCGCGTGAAGCGATGGATCGCAGAGCAACACCCGGAAACGACCACAGTTGTAAGCTACTCGGACCCATCTGTCGGTCACGACGGGGCGTTGTACCGTGCGTGCGGGTGGCTGTGGGCTCCTACGTGGCAGCGGCTCCGACCGCCCCCGACAGGTGGCGGATCGTGGGACGGGAAAACTAAGAGCGAGCCGAAAGACCGTTGGGTCTTCCCGTTGCGCGAGGATTCAACACGCGCTTCTGTTCTTGCCGTGTGCGACGAGTCGATCGTGAGGCGCATGCCATGGGCGTCGTACCAGGAGCCCACGTGGAGACGCGGCGTGCCTCGTGGCGGCGGAGCTGACTTTGCAAGGTGGAAACGTGGTGCACCGTGATCGTGTGGATGGGCTAAAGACGACGACAGGCAGCCGCGTAGCGTCGCGGCGAGGAGATATGATGTCGAGAGTAGAGGCGCATGATCTGAGGCCGTACCAAGTCGAGGCGATAGCGAGCGTCGAAAGAGAGTGGGAAGCGGGCAGAGGAAAGACGCTTTTGGTCCTCGCCACCGGGCTCGGGAAGACCACCGTCTTCTCCGAGATCGTCCGGCGGCACTACGCACAAACGGGCCGGCGCGCGCTCGTACTCGCTCACAGAATCGAGCTTGTGGCGCAAGCGGCGGCGCGACTCGAAGCCACGGGATGCGCGGTCGAGATCGAAAGCGGCGACAAAAAAGCAAGCGTGCTCGGCGCGCTTTTCGGATCGGTTGCCGTCGTCGCTACAGTGCAGACACTACGCGGGAAGCGCCTGCAAAAATGGCCGCGCGACGCTTTCTCGCTGATAGTGATTGACGAGGCTCATCGGGCTACCGCGTCGCTCTACCGAGACATACTCGATCGATTCGGCGAAGCCGTCGTGCTCGGGGTCACCGCGACACCGGACCGCGGCGACGGTGTCGCGCTCGGCGGCGTCTTCGACTCGACCGCATACACGATGACGATCCTCGACGGCGTGCGCGGCGGGTATCTGTGCGACGTGCGCTCGCGGCTCATACCGCTCGACTGCGTATCGCTCGACAGCGTGCGCACGACTCGACAAGAGCACGGGCGCGATCTGTCCGCGGAAGACATCGCGAAGGCGATGCAAGGCCTCGAGCCGCTACACGCTATCGCGGCGCCGCTCGCTGGAGAGGCGGGCGATCGGAAGACTCTGGTCTTTATGCCCAGCGTCGAAACGGCACATGCTCTAGCAGAGGTGCTCGCCGGATATGTCGGCGCTTCAAAAGTGCGCAGCCTCGACGGCTCCACTGACCCGGAGTCGCGCGCGAAAGCGATTGAGGACTACTCGCGCGGAGACGTGCAGTTCCTCGTCAATTGCGCGCTCTTCACCGAGGGCTTCGACGCCCCGGCCACGGCGTGCGTCGCAGTCGCGAGGCCCACGCAGAGTCGAGCCCTATATGCTCAGATGGTCGGGCGCGGCACGCGTCTCTCGCCGGGAAAGACCGACTGCCTCGTGCTCGACTTCCACCCTAAAAACACGCGCCACGATCTTGCTCACGTGGTCGACATTTTCGACGGCGGCGAGCTGGACTCGGTGCCATCGAGGCTGATCGCGGAAGAGCTCGCCGGCGGCGCCACGATGCTCGAAGCACGCGCGAAAGCGAAAGAGCGCGCGGCGGAGGACGCACGCAAGCTCGCGGAGCGTCGCGATCGTGCGGAGCGCGAGGCTGTGCAAGCGCGCGCTAGCTACCGCGCGATCGACAGATCGATGTGGACAGTCGATTCTGTATGCGGCGTGTCGGCAGGCGCTTACGCGTCGGGAGTGCCGCTAGCCAGACCAGACCAGATCGCACGACTCGAAGCGATGCGAGTGCCGGTCTCCGCTCGCGAGACAGTGAGAAGCGCGAGCGAAAAGCTCGCGGACGCGACGCGGCGCCGGCGAGAGGGCTTGTGCACGATCAAGCAGGCACAAACGCTGATCCGCGCGGGCCTTCGCGGCGATGTGACTTTCGACGATGCGCGCACGATCATGGACTATCTAGCGACTCACGGCTGGAGGCCCAGCTCTGACCTGCTCGCGCGGTACGGCGCGCGGTGATCGCCGATCCGCATTCGCTGGCGTGGCGGCTTGAGCGCGTCCGGTATCTCGGCCTAGTCGTCGGGCCTCGCGGCACGCTAGTGTCCCGCGGCGCAGACTGGACGCCGGACCCGACGCCGTGGGCTCGCGCACCGGAGCGCGATGGGCACCCCGAGCTCGACGCCGCTGCAGACTCGGCGGCGGCTCGAGTGTGGGTACTCGACGCGTGCTCTGACGCGCTGATAGCGGCGCGCGCGCGCGCCGCGTGGCGCGAGACGCAGACTAGAGAGTCGAGCACCGCCGCGGACGCTACAGAGCGAGCGCGGAGACTCGTCGCGCTACTAGACGGGCTGCGCCCGTCGTGGGCGGAGGCGGCGGCTACTCTGCGCGCGCTAGCAGACGACGCGGGTGCGTCGCCGACGTACGAGCCGCTGTCTATAGAGCAAGCGGCGGGCGTGCTCGGGCGGAGCGTAGATGAGCTGCGCGCCGCGGCGCGCCGCGGGGAGATCCGCACGGTGCGCGTCAGTCGCCGACGCGCGGTACCGTACGAAGAAGTGGAGAGGCTGGCGCTAGAATCCGCAACGTTTCCGGAGACTTACAAGGTAGTTGAAAAATAATCGTCGCGGCGACTTGCGTTTCTCGTCGCGACGATTATCATCTCCTCACGACGACGGGCACGGAGCCCGGACGCGAAAGAGAGACGAAAATGGCGTACGAAATCCGGATGTGCGGCGGCGGCTACGGGACGATCTACGCGGAAGCGCGCGACGGTGGGATGAGGGTCGTCGGCGGGATCGCCGTGAAGCACGGGAATGTCACGCTGTCGCGTAGGCTGGCCGCGCGCGCTTGCTGGTCGTCGGCGGGCATGCTTCTCGGCTACACGATCCCCGACCACCGCGAGACGATCCGACTGCCTCTCGCGAGCTGGGATGCCCTCGCGATCGCGCACGAAACGCTCACGGAGTGGTCGCGATGAAACTGAGGGGCCCGCAAGGGCCCCAGTTCCCAGTGTTTTCGGACACTTGCAGAATAGTTGAAAAATAATCGTCGCGACGGCTTGCAAAGATAAACGCCGCGACATATATAGTACTCATGACGGCGGGCACGGAGCCCGACGCGAGGAGAAATGACGATGCCGATCGCTACGCTTCATGGAGTCGACTACTGCATCACGCGCGCCGCGGACATGCGCGCCCTCGCGCTGGCGATGATCGCCGCGGGCGTCGAGTCGATCGATGTCTACATCGACGGGGTGCGCTTCTCGTCGCTCGACATCGCTACCGCCAGGCGATCGGGAGGTCTGGTACAGGAGATCGGCGGACACGACGACTGGCGATGATCGACAGCGCCCCGAGCGGATCGGGACCGGCTCGCTACCGGCAGGGCGCATCGCGGTACAGTGCCGCGCGGAGGAGATACGAAGATGACCAGCTACACGATCACGGCGGGAGATCAGGCGATGGGGAGCTACGAGGGCGCGACGCGCGACGAGGCGATCCTCGCGTACGTGCGCGATGCAGGCTACGCGAGCGTCGAGGACGCCGCGAATGCGCTCTCGATGACGCCGGCGGCCTTCCTCGCCGACATCGACGTGGCATGCGCGGCGTGCGAGTCCGCGTGAGCGCGCCGAAGCGAGGGCGCCCGCGGCTCAAGGAGCCGCGTGAAGTCGAGCTCCGAGTGCGCCTCACGCAGCGCGAGCTGGACGCGCTGCGTGCGTGCGCGGAGTCGCGCGGAGTCACTGTCGCTGCGCTAGTGCGCCGCGCACTTGACGTCGGCGCGCTGGCACGGTAGCATCGTCGGGCCGGGCGTCATCCGCTCGGCGGGGTCCCCGACGACCCAGCGGACTAGCGCCGGACTGCGACAGCGGACACACGTGGTGTCTGTGCCGATCCGGCGCCCCGCACATCCGGTACCCGCTGGGATCGCATATAGCGGCACGTGGGATCTCTGCCGGGCTCGTCTCGCCCTACGCTCAGTCATGGGGGCGGCCTCGAGCTCGGAGAGTAGCCCGGACCCCCGGCGGTAGACCGTCGCGGGATAATCGCGCTCAGCGCGAGCTGACACAGGGACGGGGATGCGAGTATAGAGCCGGGACGCGACCGGCGCATGCGGCGCTAGTCGGCCGCTCTGTGATGCCGCGGGCCGGGTCCAGAGCGAGACGACGCAGCAGAGGCCGAGCGGGGGCTCGCCGGGCGGGCGGCGTATTGCGTCCTGTGCTCGTAGCGCTAACGCAACTGCTACGATATGAAGGCTAATAGGGGTATAGACGATGGTAGTAGCTAGACGCTCGGTGCACGCTGACAGCGACGTAGACGCGTGGCGCGACCTAGACGCCGCGCATCCGCTGCGACGCTACGTAGGCGCACGCGCGATCATCGTGCGAGACGTCGCGGAGGACGGTAGCGTATCGCTCGCGTGGAGAGCGCGGTGGGAGAGCGACGAGGCTAGCGCTGCGGCGCTAGCAGCAGCGCTAGCGTCGGAGCTATCCGCGCATAGCAGCGTCGAGTAGCGCAGCGAGGAGAGGACTGGACGGGGCACTGCGCCCTGCGCCAGCTCGACGTGAGTGGCACACGGTGGCACAACGTTGCCGCTGTATTAGCAAAGCAAGACAAGAGAACGCTCGACGGGAAACCGCCGGGCGTCATTTTTTTGGCGCAACGGTTGGATACTTGGCGCATGCGTAGCAGCGCAGCGCCTAGATTCGTCAATAATCCGGGGAGCTTGGGTCACGCGCAAAATCTGCGCGCAATTCCTGCACCCCCGCCCCCCCGGGCGAGGCCGCCCTCCTACCCCATATTTTGCCATTCTGAGCCACGACCGACTCAGTCACGCTTGCCGTAGTGTGCCAGCCGTGACAAGCCACTACCGATCGTGGCACACCTCACTGGCATCCACTGTCTTTACTGTCGTCGTCCAGGGCGTCTCGCTGTATGCCGCTCATGCACGGTACTACGGCGACCGACTCAGCTGCAGCGGTGGCTCACCGCGCGTGCGTGCACGCTGCAGGCGCTAGCGGACCGCATCGGTTGCTCTCGGCGCACGATCCTGCGGTGTGCGCAGGGCCAGCCGGTGCGCGGCATCCACGCGCTCGCGATCTCGCGCGAGACAGGGATCTCGGTGGCGCTGCTGATCAGAGGGGAGATCGTGGACAGTGGCTATCAGCAGGACCCGGTGGGTCGATCGGATGCGGACGCTAGTCGAGGAGTGCTCGGAGAGTCTGCGCGAAAGGCTCGACGAGATGGCGCCGGAGCAAGTCGCGTCAATCATGGGGATCGCGGCGTCGGAGATCACGTCTTATCAAGCGATGATCCCACAGGGCGCCGATGAGCCTGTCGACCCTCCGCAGGGTGAGTCGGCTGAGGCGTCTGGTCGAGGGAGCGCGACAAGCCCGCGAGCGCGCGGCAAGAAGGGCGGACGCAAGCCTGCTCGCGCGAGAGGCGCCACCGCTGCGGGAGTGGATGGTGCGCACGACTCCTGGCCTGAAAGACCCGGTGCATCTGGCGCCGCTGATAGAGCAGCTCGAGAGAGTAGCGAAGGGCGAGACGATTGAACTGTGTGTCTCCGTGCCACCGCGACACGGGAAGACCACAACGATCGTCCACTGGATAGTCTGGCTACTAGAGCAGCGCCCAGACATGCGCGTGCTGTACTGCTCTTTCGGCGCGCGAATGGCGGTCAAGCAAACTCGCGCGATGCGCACAATGGCGCGCAAGCGATTGATCCCGCTCGGCGAAGTCCAGACTGCTAGCGAGTGGACTACCGCAGGCGGCGGCGCCGTGAAAGCGTGCGGCATTACCGGCCCTCCTACCGGAGACGGTTTCGATCTCATCATCGTCGATGACCCGCACCGGTCGAGAAAAAGCGCGGAGTCACCGCTAGAGAGAGACACGGTCAACACGGGATACCGCGACGATATCTACACTCGACAGCTACCTCGGGGAACATCGCACGTCATCGTCCACACTCGATGGCACGAGGACGATCTCATCGGCGTGATGACACGACAAGGCGAGGACAACCCACGCCCTTTCAAGCTCATCAATCTCCCCGCGATATCTGAGTCTGGAGAAGCGCTTGCGCCTGCGCTGTGGCCTATTGAGAGGCTGCGCTCCATCGAAGACAGACTCGGCCCGTACGCGTGGGCAAGTCTATACCAAGGCTCGCCAAGGCCTAAAGGCGGCGCTCTTTTTGGCCCTGCTATGTGGGCCAGCGATGCGCCCACGGAGGCTACGTACTCGGGCGGCGTCGACCTCGCGCGGACTGCAAAGAGCCGATCGGATCATCAGGCAGCGGTGATGCTCGCGAAAGATCCGCTCGGCGTCTACTACGTCGTCGACATCGAGTGGGCGCGAGAGCTCATCACAGATCGCCGCACTGACTACGGTGATCACGAGCTTGGCTTTGCGCGTCGTCTGCACTCGATGCAGCGCCGGTGGCACGGCGCGCCTTTCCGCTGGTACACCGGAGGCGGTGAAAGCTCAATTGCGGATCTGCTTGCAAGCCACGGCACATTCCCGGCGTATCTTCGTCAGGTCAAAGCTACTGAGGACAAGTGGGGTCGTGCGCAGCCATTCGCCGCTGCGTGGAATAGTGGCAAAGTCAGAGTGCTCAGATCACTGAGGCACGCGGAAGAGCTAGTGAATCAACTATCAAGATTCACTGGACTCGACGGCGACAGCGACGATCTCGTCGACGCTATTGTCGCCGCATTCGACGAGGCCGCGAGGTCGACGGTGCTCGAGCACTCTACAGAGCACGGTCCGCCGACGGGACTCAAGCCCGCCGCGGATGCAAGAGCGAGGGCGCGCGGTCGAGGCACTGGAATGTATACGTGACATGCCGTGACTGTCCTATGGCGCTCGACTGACATGCGTGTACCGCTAGGCGTGTGGCTCGACTGAAGGCTTCCGAAACGACGCGTGGCAAGACCACGTCTTCGACGCGTCGTGATCGTGGAGCGATGGCTACGCGCTTTGCGGCGCTACAGCCAGAGACGCTCACCGCTATTCAGGTCGACCTCGAGCAAGGCAGACTCATCGACTGGGCGGATCTCTGCGACCGGATGCTACAGCGAGATCCAGATATCCTCGCGACGTACGAGAGCCGACTATCCGTGATCTCCGGTGCGGAGATCATCGTCGAGCCTGGAGTGCCTACCGGCGACTCCGCACGGGACGCGCTCGCAGACGACTGCGCTGCTTGGGTAGATAGCTGGCTTCGGTCGATGCCAACTTCGAGGTACGCGCACGAGAGTCTCGACGCTATCGGCAAGGGCCTCGCGGTACACGAGATCGTGTATGACGAGACGAGCGCCGGGCTAGTGCCGGTGTCTCTCGAGTGGCTGCATTTGCGGCGCTTTTGCTATGACCCGCAGTGGCTTCCTCGCATCATGGACCTCGGCGACGAGTACCCGTATCGCACCGATGGTTATGAGCTAGAGCCCGGCCGCTGGCTTGTGCACGAGCCGAGGGCACTGCCTGGGTATCCCACTGGCGGCGTTCTTCGAGCCGTGATGTGGCTTTACCTCTTCAAGAGCTGGGCTGTTCAATACGGCGTGTCTGGAGCCGAGCAATTTGCCTATCCGATGAAGGTCGCGACGATCGCACGCGGTGGCGACGCAAGCGCGCGCGCCGCAGCGCGTGAGTATCTTGAGGAGCTTGCGCAGGACCACGGCGCCGTCATCGACAGGGACACCACGATTCAGCTCCTCGAGAGCACCGTGAAAGATGGCGGCACGTGGAGCAATCTCATCGCCGAGTGCAATCGCGGTATTGCGAAAGCTCTCCTCGGAATGACCGACCTCGCAGACCCGACTCGCGTCGGATCGTATGCGGCGGTAGAGACGCGCAAGGGAGCGACGGTCGATGCTCGCGTGCTCAAAGACGAGCGCGCGCTGGCGGTGACGTGGGAGCGTGATCTCATCACGCCGGCGGTCGCGATCAACGCATCTCGGTGGAACGGAATCGTCCCGCCGACTCCGAGGCTTCGATGGTCGATTGCAGCGAAACGCCAAGAAATCGTTGGCGATTCCGCGGCCATCTACACTGTCGACGAGGTGAGGGCGCGACAGGGTCTAGCGCCTGTCGGCGGCGACCTTGGAGCGCAGCTCATGCGCGATTTCCAAAAGGGCTTGTCACCGACTCCCGAGGCCGATGCGCCGGTGAGCGCCGACACCGCGACTGCTCTGAATGGCGCGCAAGTCGCGGCGCTCGTCGGCGTGCTCGAAAAGGTCTACGCAGGGACGCTTCCAGCCGACGCGGCAAAGCAGGTGATCCTCGTGTCGATTCCTGGCCTCGATCCCAATGTCGTCGATCAAATGGTCTACGCGACTCCGAGGATGACTCCCGACGTCCCCACGAAGGAAGACACTGCGGCGACTGACCAGCAGCTACAGGAGGCCACGTGAAGAGCGCTCGATACCACCCGAGCGGAGTGCTTGCGATCATGCCGTCTGCGATCGGCGCATCGTATGACCGAGACGATGAGTCTCCGGTCAAGACAGCGACCATCGACGGATCTGTAGCGATCGTGCCCATCCGCGGCCCGCTCATGCAGCACGAGCAGCCCTGGTTCGATTCGTACGAGTCAATCGTCGATCGCGTGGCGCTGGCGCTTCGCACTTCGCCGATGGCTGTCGTGCTGTCTATCAGCTCGCCAGGAGGGTGCGTCGCGGGGCTTTTCGAAGCGTGCGACTCGATCCGGTCGATGTGCTCGCGCGCTGGCGTTCAGCTCCACGCGTACGTCGACGGCATGGCCGCGAGCGCTGGATACGCGCTCGCCGCCGCGTGCGACTCTGTGACGTCGCCTGCCACTGGGATCGCTGGGAGCATCGGTGTCGTGGCGTCTGTCGTCGATGCTAGTGAGCAGCTCGCGAAAGAGGGCGTCAAGGTCCGTCTCATCACGAGTGGCGCGCGAAAAGGCGACGGCGATTCGTCTCAGCCGATGACCGACGAAGCGGTGCTCGCCATGCAGTCGCAGGTCGACGCGATGGCGTCGCAGTTCTTCGAGCACGTCGCGGCGCGTAGGAGCATGAGTGCCAGTGACGTCGCCGGCCTCGAGGCCGCTGTCTACACGGGATCGTCTGCGATCGACGCCGGGCTTGTGGATCGCATTGGCACCCTCGACGAGCTTGTTGGTCTCATCGCATCCGGCGCGATGGCGGAAGGAGAGTCAGGAATGGAAGAGCAGATGAAGATCGCCGTCGATGCGATCAACGCAATCATGGCAGATCCAGAGTGCAGCGAAGACATGATGGCTCGGTGCAAGAAAGCGCTTGAGGCGCTCACCGCAGAAGGCGAGCAAGAGGCGCCCGAGGAAGAGACCGTCCAGTCGATGGAGGAAGAGGACGTCGTCGAGATGCGCCGCAAGGTCGCCGCGCTCGAGGCACGCGTCGAGGCTCTCCAGCTCGCGGCCTCTTCGATGGCGAGCGATCTCGAATCGCGTCCGAGCGACTCTGAGCTCGAGTCGCAAAAGGCTGCTTCTGCGCGCGCCGAGCTGGTGGACTCTGCGGTTCGGTCTGGCCGAATCGCGGCGAGCAGCCGTGGACACTGGCTGGCTGTCGCGGAGCGCGACATGTCCGCTGCGCGCGATGCTCTTGCGCTCATGCCTGCGATGCGACACCGGGTGTCGTCTTCGTCTGAGAGCAAGTCTGCGCCGCGTCCCGCTGTCGAGCCGCGCGGCTCTAGCTCCAACGCAAGCGATGAGGCGAGGCGGCTTCTCCGACTCGTGCTCGACAAGGACTCTGCCGAGCGCGCCTCGGCTTCGATCAAGTGATCACCGAGGAGAATAGAACATGGCAAATCTCACCGCAGACAAGCAGCGATTCCGGCGCGGACCCGGCCGTGATGGGAAGGCCGTAGCGGCCACTGGCACGATCTTCTTCCGAGGCTCCATTCTGGCGTACAACTCGACTGGGCTTCTCGTGCTCGCGTCGGACACTGCGGGTCTCCGCATCGCTGGCATCGCGAAGACTGGCAGCGTCAACGCCGCTGGCCTCCCTGGCGCATCGGTCGCAGGCGCCGTGTACGAGTTCGAGTTCGATCATGAGGAGTTCGTTCTCGAGGTCTCTGGCACGTGGACCGGCGGCGCTGTCGGACTCGATGCTGTGATGATCGACGACAGCGGCGTCACCACCTCGACGGTCGCGACGAATGACATCCGCGTCGGTCGAATCATGGAACGAGAGACGATCAACGGCTCTGCGGGTCAGTGGATCCGAATCGGAGTCTTCTCTACTGCGGCGTTCTGATCGCCGTCTAATAGGAGGAAAAGATGGCTGTCAGTTCACCCAATGCATTTCAGTCTACGTCGATCGCGTTCAAGGCATACGCGGACGATGTCTTCGGCCACGAGGGTCGGCGCGCGCCGCAGTTCGGTATGTTCTGCGCGCTCGACTCGACCGACCGATTCGCCGTCGAGCACGATGTGCTCGAGGCGCTACCGGTCGTCCGTGAGTGGACCGGCTCGCGCCAGGAGCCCGACGCGCAGTTCGCGACTGTCCGCGGAATCGCGCGTACGTGGGAAAAGACCTTTTCTGAGGATCGCAAGCGCGCGCTTTCCGGCGCCGCGGACGGCCAGCTCCTTCGTCGACTGATGATGTGGCTCGGCAGTCCCGACATGGACCTCGACAAGATCGCGACGGACTTCCTCGTCAGCAATCCCACTGGCTACGACGGGGTCTCGCTTTTCAGCTCTTCGCATCCGCGCGGCCCTGGCGGCGGCACTCAGAGCAACACCAGCGCGACGGCGCTCTCGGGCGCACAGCACCGATCCGTGATGGTCTCTGGCGCGAGCTTCGGCGACGTGTACGGCGAGCCTTTCGGCATTCAGTACGACACGCTGATGGTGGGCCCTGCGCTTGCGCCGCTTGCGCGCGAGCTCACGGGCTCGACTCGCTACGCGGCAATCAACGCCTCCGGCGCTGAAGCGACGTCGGCTGTTGTCGCGGCCGCCGAGGTCCAGAGTGCAAACCGACTCACGATCTACACGGGCGGCGAGCTCAACGTCGTCGTGAATCCCCGATTCATCGGAACGAGTCTCGCGAACAAGTACCTGTATCTCGACACGAGCAAGCAGGCGCGCCCGATCGTGGCGTATCGCTACCAGGGCGGCTCGCGCGTCGTGGAGCGCACGCAGGACACGGATCAGTCGCGGTGGTCGCAGGACCGCTACGAGTGGGCCGCTGAGCACGATCTCGTGCTCGTGCCCGGCGCTTGGCAGGTCGCGTTCTACGGCGGCACCTGAGCGTTGATGAGAGGGCGCTTCGGCGCCCTCTCACTAGCGGCGTGGGATAGTGGCTGTCCATCGGATCTCATACATCCGAATACGCGGGTTCGAATCCCGCCGTCGCAATCGCGCACAGTGCGCGTGAGAGGAAGAGCATCGTATGAGTAGCGCTACCGATCTGATTCTTGAGACGCTGATGGAGGAGAGGGCCAATCGCACTGGTCGTGACGTGCGCGCTGGCGAGCGCGTCGACGTGCGAGTCGTGTCGCGTGGCGTGCTCGTCGAAGCAGGCCGCCGCATCGAGCAGGGAGAATCGACCCTCACCGGCGTCCACGTGTCGGATCTTCCGGCGCTACAGTCTCAGCTCGAGACCGCGAGTCCCGATCAGATGAAGGCCGCGCAGACGCGTCTCGCCGCGATGAATGAAGTGGCGAAGAAGGACCGCACGAAGTACGGCTCCTCGCCTACGATCGAGATGGCTTTCCGCGACATGTTCAATCGCGACATCAAGCCGCTTTCCGTGTGCGAGGTCGTGAGGAGCAAGAGGGCTTAATGGCTTACGTGACAGGGAGTCTTCTTGAGGACGCTTACGGCGTGGAGGAAGTCTACGCTTTGACGGGCGGCTCCCTGTCCACGCTCGCTTCGCTGATCAACGACGCGAGCGCCGAGGTGCGGCAAGCGCTCATGATCGGCGGCTACGCCGCGGCGGTGCCGGAGAGCGTCTATCTCGCGGACGCTAGCAACTGCCCGGCGGAGATCCGCTCTCTAGCAACTCGCGTTTGGAAGCGCCTTGCGTATGCGCGCCGCGACCTGTCGATTCCAGAGGATCAGGTCCAGACTCTGAACGACATGCTGCTCCGTGTGCAGAACGGCGAGTTCGAGGTCAAAGGTCTGTCGCGTGATGTGACGCGCGCTCCCGGCGGGATCACCGCGAGCATCTCCGACCCGTCTTCGAGCGACGAATCCGCAAAGCCGCGCATCTTCTCGCGGCCTCGAATGCGAGGATACTGATGCCCGTGCGGATCACTGGGATCAAGGGCGTGCGCGATGCAATCACGCGGATGTCTCAAGACATCACTGACGTCGAGAGAAAGCTCATCGAATGGGCTCTTGAGATCGAGGACCTGGCGCGTGCCAGTGCGTCGCTCGGAGAGACGCCCGAAGGCCAGCCGTGGGAGCCGCGCAAGACGACAACGGTGAGGCAAGCGGGCAAGCCGGCGACTGCGAGGTCATCGACTGAAGGCCAGGTCGGGCGCGTCAGCGGCAAGATGATCCGTGGAATCATCGCTCGCGTGAACCGCAAAAAGGCGAGGCTCACGCAAGGCGCGGGCGGCGCGCGGTACTCGCGTTATTTCATCGGCTACTCCAGTAGACAGCCTCCGCGACGTCTGATGCCGACTCACGAGACAGGCAGGTCCTCGCGCGCTCTCACTGAATGGGCGGAGCGATTGGCCGATAGATGCGTCGAGGTATTCAGGGAGGGCGGCAGTGACTGACGTCGCGCCGATGCTCAAAGCCATTCGCGACGTGTGTCTCGGCGTGTCTGGCTCTGTGCGCACCGTGCAGTCTGGTGCGCTGCGCGAGAGGGCGTATCCGTCGACTGTCGAGCACGAAGCGGCGCGCGTGCTAGTCGGCGCGCGCTTCGAGCCTACGGTGTCGAAAATCATCGTCTCTAAAAGCTCGCCGTGGGAGAACTCTCCGGTGCGATTGCTCGACATCGAGATCAGGATCCGCACCGAGTGGACGACGGCTCATGAGCTGATCGACGCGCAGAGACTCGCCGCACGCGCTAGGGCTATCTCGCTCCTCGAGGACATGCGTGCCGCGCTCATGCGTCCTGGCAATCTGACGACGAGCTCCGACGGGTCTGCTACTGGCATCGTGTCAGGGTGCATGCACACTCACGACGGGCACACACTAGAGCGAGAGGACTGGACGAAGAGGCGACTGTCATATGTCTCGACGTACACGTCAGTGCTATTGGCTATCCAGCAGGCAGGGTGATCGATGACGTATGAGCTCCAGACACTCCGATCTGTCCGCGTCTACGTGGAGCCCGCGGGCTCGTACGGTGTCGACGGATCCGGCACCCCGGCAAATTTCATCGACCTTCCGATCTCGGAGGGGTTCGCGATGGGCGCGCCGTCTCGCGACATGCTTGACCCGATGCTGTCGCAGGTGCGCGCAGACGGGCGCGCGGAGCGCATTCCTGGCAAGCGCACGGCGGCGCTCCAGATGTCTATGCTGCTCGCGTCGCACGGCGTAGACATGGCGGGCACCGAGACGCCCCCCGCGGCGACTACGTGGGCGCTGCGCCGCGTGCTCGGTGCGATCATGGGTGGCGTGTCTCTCACGGGCACGACGGCCGCAGTGACGACTGCGCAGGCCGGCACGACCGCTACGGCCGTCACGGTGACTGCGACGCATGGCGCGAGGTGGTCTCCGGGCAGCGTAATCGCGTGCGTCGTCGGCGGCGTCCTCGAGGCGCGCGAAGTCCTCTCCGTGGCGGGCGACGTGGTGAGCGTGAAAGAGGCTTTCTCCGCTGCGCCGACGACTGGCCAGAACGTCCGCGGTGGAGTGACGTTCTTCCCCACGGAAGACCCAGATTCGTCGCTTCAGTTCATCGCTCAAGGGCGCGAGCTTAGCGAGAACTTTCTATACCGCGGAATGCAGGGGAGCTTCCAAATCGAGGCGAAGCCGGGGCAGCTCGCGAAAGCGACTTTTGATCTCAAGGGCTGCGCGGCAACGAAGCTTGCAGACCACTCTGGGATCAACGTGCCGTCAATCTCCAACTGGAGCCCTATCGCAGTCGTCGCATCGACTCTCACCGTGCCGACCGTAGGGTCGACGACTCGCACGCAGGTGCTTGCGACTGACGTGTCGCTACAGCTCGGCTTCGCGTACGAGCCGATCACTGGATACGGCGGGACCGAGACGATCATCCGCATGCGCCGCCAGCGCCCGCGCGAGGGCGTGATCGCGAAGTTCACGTTTGATGTCCCCTACGAAGACAGCACGTGGATTGACGCGCGAGACCAGCAGCTCGACCGCGCTGTCTTCCTCCAGCTAGGCAACGTCGCGGGTGCCACGGTGCTCATCTCGCTTCCGACTGTGCAGGTCGTTGACGTGCAGCGTGGGCAGACATCCGGTGGTGTAAGCGGGCAAAAGGTCGTGTGCGAGAGTCGTCTCGACAGCAGCGCGGCGGCGGGCACGACAGAGCAGCGATACGCGGCCTTCCGGCTGCACATGGTGTGAGATGAGCGACGTATTCAAAGCGATCAGGATCTACGACCCCGCGATCGATTGGTCGGATGACACGGGCACCCCTTTCGAGCGCTACGCGAAGGAGCGTGACGAGAAGCTGCTGGTGCTCAAGCCAGGCATGAAGCCCGTTGTCTTTTCGTGCACGTCCCCGACGCGCTCGATGGTGAAATGGATTGAGCAGTCGACCACCGAAGTAGAGTCTTTCGACCGCGCTTTCCGCGCGTGCGTGAGGCGCATCGAGTATCCCGATGGCGCGTCGTGGGCGCCTGCGGGCGTGGACACGCACGGCTTTGTCGCGATGACCGAAGATGAAGTCCACCGCTTCTCGCGTGCTGACGTGAAGGAGATCGGGCGCATCATCTGGGAGCGCCGCGAAAACCCTCACGACTGCGTGGGAGGCTATACGCTGCAGCCTTCCTCGCAGCGTCCTCTGGCAGCAGCAATGCTTCTCTGCCGATCTGCGGAGCAGAGCCAACGACAGCAAGCCGCGACTGCAACAAGGCGCGAGGATATCTAAGCAACGCCGACCCAGTTGCTAGGAGTCTGCGACACGAGCTGCGGAGGTCATATGGGTGTCCGTGTGAGGGAGAGTCGTGGCCAGCGGGCCGAGACGTGCGGCACCCGATCGGAGACGCCGCTGTCGGCGCTCTATCGGCGATTGGCAGGCTATGCGGACAGGAGCCTCCAGAATGCCCATGGAACGCGTGGGCAGACTCTGACGTACGCACGATCGTCGAGGCGTGGGGCTGGTACGATAAAGGTCAGCTCGAGGTCTTCCTCGGCACAGATCCTCCGCAATGGATCCTCGAAGGCGTGGCGACCTTCGGCCGCGCATTGGCCGCTTGCAGGTCTGACGTGCTCGAGCGCCAGCGCAAAGAGCGGGAGCTGAGCCGTGGCTAATCGCACCGGAGGAGGTGGCGACGCCGACAGAGTCGTAAGCGTCACCTACGAAATCAAAACCGACGAAGCCGTCGAGAGCCAAAATGCGCTTTCCGATTCCGTCAAAAAGACCGAGGACGCGCTCACAAGATCGACCGAGTCTGTAGGCGCCGCGGAACAAGCGGTCAGAAGGAAAAGTCGAGCTTCAAGGGAGGCGACAACCGCTGCTGACGAGCAGGCGGCGGCAGAGAGACGGCTCAATCAGGCGTACTCCGAAACGCAGCAGAAAATCAGCAACCTCGCGTCCGGTCTCTCTGGCTTAAGTTCAGCGCTTGGATCTGAGTCGGAGATCGGATCGCTGCTTGGCAGAATGGCGCAGCTGACTTCTGTCGGCGTGTCTATCGGGTCTGTGTTCGGCCCGCAGGGTGCAGTCGTCGGGGGCATCATCGGCGCCGCGCTGCCTGCGCTTCATTCTCTCGCGGAAGAGATCGGACTAGTAGAGCGGGCGAATGACTCGGCGGCGGAGAGTGCTCGTAAGCACGCAGAGGAGATCGATAAGCTCGCGGACTCGGCGAAGGACGCTACCGACATTCTTGCGTCTCTTCAAAGGGCGGTGTCTCAGCAAAGGGCGCAAGAGAGACTGGCGGCGATCACTGGCGGAGATGTCTCCGGGCTATCGCCAGAGGACGCGGCGCTAGCTGCTGAAGACGCGCGTCGTCGCATCGCAGCAAGACTCGAGGCGGCTACCGGTGGGCGCGGCGTCGGGGACACGAGCCGGCCGTTTCAGCTCGGCGCTTTGGACGAGCAGGATATCGAGAGGCTCAGCGGCTCTTTCGAGGAAATGGTCGCCGCAAGCGAGGCGCTCCGGGCCGACATAGACCCGGTCGTCTCTCGAGAGTCGGAAGCACGCCGTCGCGCTGCGCAGGACGGCAGCGGCGGCGGCAGGCGTGGCGGCGGCCGCCGCCGCGGCGCAGAGCAAAGACCGCGGGCGTTCGAGTCTGATGAAGGCGCCGCGATTCGCGAGCTCATGGAGCAGGAGTCGCTCACCGCGCGATTCGAGCGCCGAGGGCAGGACGCCATTGGCTTCGCGCGCGGGCTCGGGACTGACCCGCTGGAGGCTATCCGCAAAGAGGAAGAGGCGCGCGATAGACTAAAGGAAAAGCAAGAGCGCGCGCACGAAGAGCAGATGAAGCGCATCGAGGAAGAAGTCGCCGCGTGGACAACGGCGGGGCAGGCAATCGGCTCCTCGATTTACAACGCTTTCCAGGTCGCCGCATCTGGGCAAGAGGACTATGACGTCGCGCTGGTGAAGAGCTTCAAGGGACTCGCGATTCAGTTCGGCGGGCAGATGATCAACGAGGGAATCGCGGCGCTACTGACTGCGATTGGCAATACCTCGCTCGCGCCCGCGGTTGCCGCCGGCAAGGCAGCAGAAGGCGCTGGCAAGCTCGCGCTCGGAATCGGACTAGGAGCAGCTGGCGCGGCCATCCCAGTCCCGGCGTCGGGCGGCGGGCAGTCAAACGTGCCGAAGCTAGGCCCGAGTCAGCAAGACAGCGGCGCATCCGGAGGGAGCGTGATCGTCAATATGAACTCGCCCGCGATCGTCACTGGGACCAGGGCGGAGCTTGGAAGAGAGCTCGGAGCCACGCTACGCGACGCGCGTCAGCGCTTCGGCGGGAGGGTGTCTGCGTGACCGCTTGGATGTCGATCGGATATGACGCGTCTCGTCTCGAGCCGCTGTCTTTCACGCTCACGGAGTTCGGCGTTTTCTCGTCTTTCAGCGGCGCGATGACTGGCTGCTACGCGCATTGGATCTACTCGCAAGGCGGCCTCCCCACTGGCGTGACCAACGTCGACCCCATCAACCACAACTCAAGCTCTCCGGTGAATGTCGACATCGGGCCGTATCTGAACTTTGGCGACGAGCTCGCGAGCGCTTTGACCGCGCTCGGCGGCGCTACGTACACGGTGGTGTTCAATCCAGTCACCGAGAGATACACGATCACCGCGAGCGGCGGCGGCGTGACGTCGTGGGAACTGACGTCGATGTCAAACTCTTTCGCCCGGATGCTCGGCGTAAACAGCACGAGCATCTCATCAACGGGCCTCGTGTGGACTACGCCGACAACGATCCCTGCTGGCCGGCGGATCCTTCACTGGTGCTCGCCGGTGGCTGGCGGATGGTCCGAGTGGAACGAGTCTTTCGAAGACATCGAAGGGCAAGTGCTTGTCGGGTCTGACGGGAGCACTCGAGGACTCACTGCGCTCGCTTCTCCAAGGATCGCGAATTTCGCGGCGGCATGGGAGCCAGTCGGCAAAATCTGGGAGACGGGATACCCCGATCCCGTCGGCATTTTCCCGCGCACGGGCACGACGTGGTCGGCGGCTTTCGCAAGAGCCAGGTGCGTCGAGCCGTTGTGGATCACTCCTCCTCACGACCTGGATCCGTACACCAGCGATCAGCCGCCGATCGTGGCGTACATGCGCCAGGACTCATGCACGCTAAAGCCGCGTCAAATGGCCGCCGATTTCCTGTCTTATCAGACGGTCCCGTTTGGCGTGTACATCGTAGGAACCGGCGTTTGGTTTAATCAAGTCTGAGGGACGATGTCACTCGCACGAATCAAAGCTACTGGTCGAGGAAGGCTATCCGCTCGGCTCGTGATCGAGGGGCTACAGTACGAGTTCGTCAGTTCGAAGCGAATGGAGCGCGTCAACGCCGATGGCCGCGTGAGAGTCGCAAGCCTCGATATCAAGTCGATCCGGATCGGTGCGTATGCGGATCTCATGAGAGCGACGCTCGACGCCGAGCCGCTTACGGTGCGGCTCCTCGACCTCGATCGGATCATGGGAAAGAGGCACGGTAGATCGACCATGTCTCTGTGGCGATCACCGCAGGTGCGGTGCTTCCTCGCGAGCAACGTCACGACGTCGGCGACGTCAATCGTGCTGCGCAGCGCGGACAACCTGCCGGCCAGCGGGATCGTGCACATCGGGACTGAGGCGATTCGGTACACGTCGAGGACGTCGACGACACTCTCGTGCGGCACGCTGTCGAATCGCTCTATCTGGGGCACTGTGCGCCAGGCCCATTTTGTAGCCGACGGCGAGGGCCTGTCCGATGCGCTTGTGACCGACATGCCGATTGGCGTTGAGGGGCGCAGGGCCACGCTCTACCTGTACGGCGAAGGCGACGACCCACAAGGCGATGGCACGCAGAGGTGGCTCGGTGTGTGTGCGAGCGACGTGAGATGGTCTAACGGTGTCTGCGAGATCGCGATTGATCCGATCACTAGGATTCTGGAGCAGCCGATCGGGGGTGACCTCTCATCGCCAGTCAAGTTCAGGGGCATTCACTATACGAGCGCAAGCCCGTGGATGCTCACGATCAACCTGTACAACGGAGGCTCTTTCCCGATCACGGTGTTCGCTAAAGTGTCGGGCTTCTTCGACACGCAGGGAGACTTCATCGCAGCGGCCAATACCGCGATCGCCTCTGCGATATCGGCGTCGCCAGGGATGTCGTCGAATGTCGGCAACGGCTACGTCAAGCTCGTCGAAAGGATCGGAGGCTATTCGGTCACGTACAGGGCAGACAGCACGACGCCTCGCGCGGCGTTCGCTGACGTGTCTTCTCAGATCGACTTCTACGCGTACGACAACGCGCCGGTGATGTCGCGCGTGTCCGGCTGGGGAATCAACGCCGAAGTGGCAAGCAGGGGAAGCGCGTGGACACCGATCTCCGGATCGATCTACTCATACGACGTCAACGCAGAAGTGCCCAGAGGCACGGTCGGTAAGAGGCTGGCTTGGGGTCCTGCGGGCGCCGAGAGCGGAGACACGCCCGACTGGCAACGAATCTATCTCGGTGGGCTCGTCACCCCGCAGAGCGGGGACGTGGCGATATTTGGCGATGGCGAAGACGCCGTCATGTGCCTATTCACAGCAGTCGACGCTCCTACCAGAAGCGCGGTGATCAGGACTCCGCCAAGCGGCTTCGTTGTGCTCGGGCCATCGACTGAGCTGCGCATCGGCAGGTCGCTCACCGGCTCTTTCAATAACGACCTCGCTGGGCTTCTGTCTTCCGTGATCACGTCGTCTCCAGGTCTAGCGAACACCGGGGCAATGCCTCTTTTAACTGGCGATTCGATCACATGGGATAGCGACGTCGACAACGCGATCGTGTCTTCCCCTCTCGGGCGCAATCGCGGCTTCTACGCTTTCGAGGGCGAGGACACGCTGCTCGACTACATCACGCCAGAGCTGCTCGTGTGCGGGCTTTACCTGCGGCTAGCGCTGGACGGCAGAGTCGAGCTGTTCCGCGTGCGGCCTCCTCTGTCCACCGATGACTCGATCATCTCTATCGGCGACAGCGCAGGCTTTGAGCAGACGATCGAAAAGAGCCCCCGAGGAGTTCTGTCCCAGGTCGTCTACCGCTACGGATACGATCCAAGAAGCGGAGAGTGGGACAAGCGAACGCTTACGTTTCGAGACGTCCAGACAACTAGCGCGGTCCGCACGCCGATCACGCTGGAAGTCGCACAAAAAAGCACCGCAGACGGATCGTATTTCAGGGCGGATTCAGCGATCGATTCGTTCTCACGAGATGACGTCGCGCGCGTTGCTATCACTAGGCTCGGCCTCTTCGGCATGCCGACTGCGGTTGTCACGCTTACCGTAGACGCCAGGTACTCGGACGTGCTCATCGGCGATGTAGTGGCGATTTCCTCTTCTATGCTTCCTGACATCGAAGACGGTTGCAGTCCGATCGTTGGCCGCACCGGCCTCGTAGTCGCCACTTCCTTCGACCTCGGTACCGGAGCAGTGCAGCTCGCGGTGCTCATGCATACGCAGCGGTTCTCGGGTTACGCCCCTTCGTACACGATTGATTCGGAGACGTCGCTAGGCAGCAACGTCTGGGAGCTTGTCATCGTGCCATTCCCCGAGGACTCGTCGTGGCTCCGTGTCGGCGATCTGCTCAGACTAGTAAGGCCAGATAGCGCGACGTCTGAAGTGCTTTGCACGGTGCAGTCGATTGTCACTCAGGACATCGTCAGAGTCACCACGGCGACCGCATGGACTCCGAGCACGTTTGATTGGCTGCTGTGCGTGCGAAAGAGCAGCGCGTATACCGGCGCGGATCGACTATCTCAGTTTGCCTTTTTCGGAGACTCTGGGCGTCGGCTTTCGTATAGCGGAACGGTCGTCGATTCAAAGGTGTTTTCATGAGCACTTCGCCATTCTTTGGTATCCGCGCATTCGACGCGGCGCACATCACGCCGACTGGGATGGTCGATCCTGTGCTGCTCACTGACTACGTGAGCAACAACCTCCTCCATTGCGCCGACCAGACTTGCGCGCGCGTACTCGTCAACGACATGTCGCCGGTGTCTTCGCTGACCGGCAACAGCGTCCCGCAGTACACAAGCGGCGGATACGACAGCACGCAGTGGCGGCCGATAGCGGCTTACGGACCATTCCCTTTGTCTTGCGCTATCAGTGCCGGGACGGTCACGACTTATCGGATCCGCTGCGCTATCTACGCCGCGGCGGCTACATCGACGTGCTCTTTCGCGGTACACGCGATGACTGGTTACGGCTATGGATACATAGACTTCATGTCGTCGTCGTCGCTGACTACCGGCGTCGATTGCGTCGTATTCAGCGCTGCTGTTTCGGTGACGCCTGCGTGGCTGTCTGCCGACCCCACGTCTAGCAATAGCATCATGACGATCTCGCCAGCGTCTATCTACGAAAGAGTTTGGGAGGTCGCCGACGTGCCCGGTAGCAGCACGCCGGTTGGGCTCGTCGTCCCCACAATCGTTTTCCGAGTGATGGCGAAGGGCGCTGGCGAGCCTAGGCTGCACGGCGTGCACATCGCGGAGGTGCAGTAATGCCAGGCGCATCTGACGGCCGAGTGCCGGTGTACAGGCCCGACGTCTACGTCTCTCCGGATATCGTCAAGATCGGCGCTCCTGTGCTCGCGCAAACCGCGCTTGACCATGCGCTACTGGCGCACTGGATCAGCGGTCGTGGGCAGTGCGTAATCCCTCAGCACAGAGTGGCGATGATCGTGAGTGGCACCACGGAGACCCTCCGGTACTACGTGCCAGGCAGCGGTCGAGCGATGTATCGCGCATGGGCGTTCGACCTGCGTACCGCAGCAACGAACGGCGAAGGGCCGAGCTACGGCGCCGAAGGAACGATCACCGTGGGCGGCGTGACGGTGCCTTTCTACACTGAGCACAAGAGCCTGCCGCTAATGGCACTTGTGCTTGAGTCCGGAGTCACGCCGAGCACAAGCGAAGGGCAGGTCACGATCCAGGTGACCAGCGACACGACCAGACAGTACGCCGTACGCATAGAGTCCGTGGGATGCTGGGAGCTGCCTCGCGCCGTGCTCGATAGAACTGTCGCTGACTGCGGCGTGTCTCTCGACAGTCTGTTCCCGCGTAGACCGATCATCGACGATGACGCGACTCCAAGCGTCGTGTCACTCGGCGCCGTCTATAATCAGTCGCACCGCATGACTGTCGCGGCTCCGCTCAGAAGGATCGGCCACATCGCACGGTGGGGCTACGAGATGACGACTACGTCGACGACCGGTGTCGCTCTCACGACAGCGCCGTACAGACTTCTGCCGAGGAAGACGACTCCCACGTCTACGACCAAGACAGTCCGTGCTCGAGTGTATGCGGAGAACGGCGACTTCCGCGTCGTCGCCGGCGTCGCTGGCGCTTCGGCGTGGACGGCACTTCCAGCGACATACGCGTGGAGCAATCCGATCGACGTGGCGATCGACTGCGAATCTACTTCTACTGTCAACGGCGTGCCGTCGGGCGGTTACGACACGCTATCGATCGAAATCAAAAAGCCGCTGGCCAGTGTGAACCCTGCAAAAATCCGCGGGTGGTGCGTATACGAAAACGACTGATAGGACGCTTGCGTCCTATGGCCTACGGGCCGTCCGCGTAGCACCGTGCAGGCATGACGCTGCGCTCCAATCGGCCGCTCGACGACGGCGAGTACATGACACCCGCTCGTGGCCTTGGAGTGCTGCGCGACGCCGCGGTTACTACGGGCACGGACTTCACGCTCACCGAGTGGGCGGGTCAGATCATCAACGTGGATGTGAGCGGTGACGCCGAAGCGTGCTTCTTTGAGGCAACCGGACAGTCGATCACGACGACGACTGTCACGACCGCGCCAGCGTCTGGGAGCGAAGCCGCAATCCGCACGAACGCGTTTGTCATTCGCAGCGGCATGCGAAACGAATTCGTGGTGCCTACCAGCGACCTCGCGACTCCAGTCGTCGTGCTCCGCATCGCCGCGGCATCGGGCACAATCACCGTACGAATCGACCGCGCGTCTTCGGTGGGCTGATGCGCCGAGACCGACGCAGACAGTCGACATCGCTGCCGAGCCCGATATCGATCTTCGGGTCTACCCTCGCGGCGTGGTTTGACTTCAGGCGCGGTGTGACGCTCGGCACCCCGCCAGAAGTCGCGGCGTGGGCGGATCAATCGGGCAAGCTCAACGACGCGTCGCAAGCGACTGCATCCCTCCGACCGTCGCTTGCGTCCGGCGGCATCGACTTCGACGGCATTGACGACAACATCTTTGCTCCGTCGTCTGCCACGCTTGATGCGTCTACCGCGCTCACGGTCGCGATCCGAGCAAGTCCTGACGTCGTGACGTCTACCCGATGCCCGATCGCGAGGTCGCAGACGACGGTCGGCGCATGGTCGACTCAGACCAACGGGGCGGCGCTCCGGTTCCATTTTGGCGCGCCTGGCGCCAGTTTTGGAGAGGCCGCTTCTCAGCTCACGGCAGGTACCGAGGCGACGTTTGTTTGGGTGTACGCGGGCGGGGGCGCCACCAATGCGGATCGGCTTCAGCTCTTCAGAGATGGAGTGCTCCAGACGCAGACGTACACGGGCACGATCCCAGCTACGGTCACCAACTCGCCACAGACCTTGTCGATTGGATGCTTTTCCGCGGCGACTGGGCAGTATTGGGACGGCAGGATCAAGGCGGCGGTCGTCGCGATTGCGACTGCTAGCTCGGCACAGCGCGCCTCTCTTGAGGCGTATATGAGGTCGCTATGATGTCAGTGATCTACCCGACGAAGGAAGCGGCTCTCGCGGCTATCTCCGCGCGAGACTCGGCGCTTGAATACCCAGCGACGTCTCAAGGCATCCAAGTCGGAAGCGGGCGATTCGTGTCTTCGATCACGACGTCTTCATGCGCGGCACCGGTGCAGCTAAGCAGCGGATCTTTTGCAGTGCCCGGCGAGCGGCTCGGCGTTGTATCTGGGCTTGTGAACGTTCCCATGTCTGACGTCGCTGTAGCGCAGATCGGCGGGTGATATGAGCAAGAGCAACGCACTAGAAAACGGGCTGCTCGAGCTGCTCTTCAAGAACACGAATCTCGCGAACGTGGGCGACGCCACTGGCCTCCGCGGGTCGACTACTGCGGGGTCGCTTTTCGTGTCTCTGCACACCGCAGATCCAGGCGAGGCTGGCGACCAGACTACGAGCGAGACCGCGTATACGTCCTACGCTCGCGTCGCGGTGGCGAGGTCTGGCGCTGGCTTTGTAGTGACTGCGAATAGCGTCTCGCCAGCGGCGAACGTCGACTTCCCGGCGTGCACCGGAGGCACCGCGACGATCACTCATTTCGGGATCGGTACCGCGCTATCGGGCGCTGGCGTGCTTTTGTACAAAGGCACGGTCACGCCGAACATCGCTGTGTCCAGCGGCGTCACTCCGAGGCTCACCACCGCCTCGACAATCACGGAGGACTGATGGCCGACAACGTCTCACTGCCCGCGAGCTCTGGGAAAGTCACGACGCGCGAAGTCTCGTACAGCGGAGAGACTGCGCAGGCGCAGACTGTCGGCCTCGTCGTGCTCACCGGGGCCGACGATGCGAAGCTTGCGACCGATGTCACGGTCGCAGATCCTCTTCCCGTGCAAGAGACCGGCGGCGCTAGCGGGCCGCAAAGACAGATCCTCGCGGTGCTGCAAAGCCCGCCTGGATACGACTCTACGCTGCGCCGCGCTCGCTCGACTGCGGTGATCGAAAGCGGCACCGTCACGACCGTCACGACGGTGACCACGTGCACGACAGTTACCGGCCTGACCAACATCGACGGCCGCAACGGCGCAATGCTAATCAATCAGACAAACCTCTCGGCGTGGGCCGATTGCGTCCGAGCGCGGATCACCTGACATGGCGAACACTTTCAAGAAGGTCATCGATCGCATGATGTGGGCGCAAGTCGCGCCTTCGATCACCGCGGCCGCCGCGGCTCAGGGCTTCTCCGCGGATCATCGCAACGACTCGACGCGCAATCCGTTTGTGTACCAGCTTGCCAGCAACGCCGTTTTGAATCGGTACAACATCGTCACCAAAGCCTGGCAGACGGCAATCGCGAATCCGCTCACCGCGGGCACGTTTGGCGCTGGCGCCACGAGCTTTTTCGCGCCGAGCTTTGGAGCCGTCGGGACGATCAATCCGACCGGCGCGACGACGACTTCGTTTGCACTGACTACCGCGCTGCCGACTGCGGTTGGCGTGAACATGCTGGCAAACAGAGGCGGAAGCGGCGAGCTTGGATTCCGAATCCGAGTGATCGACGGGACTGCTGGTAAGACCGAAGAGCGCTGGATCGTAGGCAATAGCTCGGGCACGACTCCGACAATCCGTCTTGACACCGCGCTCACATTCACGCCTGGCTCGTCTGCTAGGTACGAGATCCTGTGCGGCCGACTCCTCATGCTCGGTAGCGGCACGCTTGCGGCGGGCGCTTTCCGGTCTTTCGAGCCCGCGTCAAACACGCTCGCGAACCGCTCTATCGCCAATCTCCCGGCGACACTCTCGACTGATAGCGCTGCTATCTGCCTCGATGAGCAATACGTCCCGTATGACAACAAGCCCGGCGAGGGCTTTATCAAAGGCGGGCACGACACAGACTCTGACGGTGGAAGTCGCTTTGCGATCACCGCTACCGGATCGGGCGCGAGCACGATCACGGGCAGAGCAAGCGGCGGCGACGCTGCGGTAACTGCGAACGAGTACCGCAACTTTCAGATCCGGATTGTCGAGGACACGCTTACGTCTGCCGCGGTGGGGCAGCGTAGGATCATCGCATCGCACACCGCCGGACCGAGTGCCGTCTACACACTCGGCGCGGCGTGGACTACGACTCCAAGCACGTCGGCAAAGTTCGTGATCGAGAATCCGAACATCGCGATCCTCCGCACGACTGCGAACACAACGACGTACACGTACAACTACTCCGACGCCACGATCAACAACGGGACGAACAGCATCGCGGCGGACGCTTGGTCCACCACGTATTTCGGCGCAGCCCCAGCTGCAAACGCGGCGGGATGTCTGTGGGCTCCGAGCTTCGGAATCCAGCCAGACCCAGGGCGCTTTGCGCGGCATTCTTTCCAGTACTTTTTCCGCGGCGGCGCGGTCACTCTAGACGTCCTCGACATCGCTGGATCGATCACTGGCACGTGGACCGGCGCGATTACGTATGACGGCAACGTCAACGCCTTCGGCACTGGCACTACGGGCGCTCCGGCGCCGGCAGATCAAGAGGGTCGCTACACGTACGTCAACGTCTACACCGCTTCAGCGCTGAATCAGATCTTCAGATTCGACGCTAAAAATCGCGTGTTCTCTCCGTACACAGCGACCGACTTCATTCAGACCGGGACAGCTGCACTCGGCGGGCGCATGGCCGCGTATGCGGCAATCGACGGGACCGACAAATACTCGATCGTCTTGCTCCAATCGCACGCGTCCACGCTGTGCCAAGAGCTCATCCCGCTTGTGTGAGGAGCGCCATGTCGATTGAAGAGGTCCTGCGCATTCTACGAAACCGGCTTGCGACGCTAGGCTTGCAGCGGTCGCACGCGGCTAGCGTCGGCGACCTCGAGCGCGTGAGCGCGATCGACGCGGACATTCTATCCACCGAGCAGACGATCGCGCGTATCGAGTCGCTGGGCTGACGATGCTGCTGCTCTATAGCTCGGGCAGCGCGACGTCGG